ATGTATCAGCTCTTAGTTTTGCTAATTCTTCGTTTTGATCAAGTTTTTCATCTTGATTTTGTTGATTCATCATCGCTTTCATCTTATCAAGGTCCATTCTTTCATTAGATTCCTTCTCTTTTCTAGCATTCTCTTGTGCTCTAAGGTCTAATTCTCTTGCTCTTAGTTTAGCAATTGGATCATTATCGAATTGTGAAGTAAGTTTTTTCTCTTCTTCCATAAATTCTTCCATCATTTCAGCAACTAGTTGAGCTTTTCTTGCTTCAATCTTTTGAGTCATCTGCATAATTTGCATTTGTATCTGTTGAGCCATTTGTGGGTTCTGTTGAGCCTGCATTTGCATCTCTTGTAATTGAACTAACTCATCTCTAAACTCTAATTCTATTTGTTCTTGAGCCATTAAACTAATATGTTCAAAAATATTTTTCTCTAACGATGCCATTACCATTGGATTATTTCTAGCCATGTTCGTTGCCATAAAATTTAGGTGTGCAGTAATGTGTGCTCTATGTGACTGACCTGGAAATGCTTGAAAAGGTTTACCACCTAATGCATCAATATGTTCTAATGCCGGATCTTTTGGCATTGGTTGCATTGGTTTAATTAAAACTGAATCAATATTCTTTACACCTAAGGCTTCATACATGTTTCTATATGCTTGATACAGATTATGAATTTGTGGATTTGATTGTGCCAGTTGGAGTTCCGTTTGCGCGAGAGAAATACGCTGTGTTTGAGAAAAAATGTTAGGGTCAGCAACTGGCAATATATCTACCCTATCATCAAAGTCTTGTTGTTTAATCATTCTTTGACCCCCAACTACATCATACGGATATTCTTGTGGTAGATATAACTTGAATACTCTAGCCATGATTCTAAATTCATTTTTAAGAGCTGAGTAAATTCTTTTGTGAATCGCAGACATAGTTCTACTTCCTCTTTCAAGAAGAGCAACTGTTGTTCCTACTGCCGCTTGTTGATTGCCATCACCAACTTGTAGATCTGCAATGGATGCAAATCTTTGACCAGCGTTTACTACAACACCCATCAAACTTAATAAAGTCTGTGATGGTTCTTTAAATGGTAACATCATAAACGAATCTCTTAAATTTCCACCTGGTGCATCTACATCTCTGAACTCACCGGGTTGAATTGATTGTGCATCATCTCTAATTCTAATACCACGTTGTTTAAATCCAGCAGGTAAATTAGATAAAGTTCCAGCATCTAATAATTGTCTAAGTGCACTTGTTGCAGTTCTACTTAGTCCACCGATCATATGAATTAAACCAAAACCATAAAAACCTAAACCAGGTAAAAATTTAAAATGTACAAAATATTGTATTTTCTTTTTTAATGGATCTCCTACTTCATAGTTTCTTTTAATAGAAAGAATCTCTCGTGACCCTTCTTCTAAAGTTACGATGTAAGGTATTTTAATTCCTGAGGGCTCACCAGTCTCTGGATCTGCATCTTCAAAACCTTCTAGATCTAAATCCACATGACATTCTAATAATGTATATACATCTTCATCTTTAGTTTTAGATGTACCTTCTAACTCTCGTTCTTTTTTCTCAATATCAGATTCTTTGCTATCAGGTTTAGCTAAGTCTATGTCTCTATAAAAACCTGCTACTTGTTGTTTTCTTAAATCATTTTCTGAAACTTTTACACGATGAATAATTGCTTCCGCATCATCTAATGAGGTAGCTGTGTACGGAACAATTAAATCATCTGCCGGAACAAATTTTGATACTGCTCTTTGTTCCATGTCATCATAGTAAACTTTTTTAAAAGCAGAACCTGCTAATGGCAAATTAAATAACATTTGATCAAACTCTGGTTCATACTCTTTCATTTTTTCCATGATTTCATAATTCATAAAATCTTTAACACGTTGTGCTTGTTGTGTTTTCTCCGGTGTAGATAAACCAATTACTTGTGTTCTAACTGGACCATCTGATGGTAATAATTCTTTATAAGCCAATGCTTGAAATTGAGTAACTGCTTCAGCAAGAACTGGGTGAGTTACACCTGAAGCTCCTTGGAAAGGTTCTGTTCTTTGATTGTATTTAAAACCTAAAAGATCTAGACCTTGAATATAAGTTCTCTCCCATTCTTTTCTAGAAGAAGTGTAATCCATGTATTTAGAATTTAAATCTGAACCTAATCTACCTAATACATCATCTGGTAAAAAGTCTGCAAGGTTTGCATAATGCTCATCACCGCCTTCAGGAGTTGCGGCAGCTGGATCTAAATTTATATCAACGGATCCATCTTCATTTTCTTGAATATCAACTGGACCAAGAGATTCTTCTTGTGCTTCAGTTTCTTCAATTACTTGTTCTTGAACTTCTTCTTCACCAGGAAGTTCGAATTCTTTTCTGACTTCGTTTGGAAGTGCTTTGTCTATATCCGCCATTTATTTTTTCTCCAGATTGTTTGACTGTTTTAACAGTATTATAGTTAATATTCAACCCCTGAGGCGTGGGCCCTGATTTGGGGGGAATAGTGGTGGTTAACCTTTTAGTCATTATTAGACCCTTCTCTAATTTGTCTTAAAGCTTCACTAATAGCTGAGTCTAGAGATAGGTCTGTTCTTAAATCATTTACTATTCGATTAAATCTATCTTTGGTAGATTTATCTTTGTATTTTAAATATTTACTCGCATAGTCCCCTGAACCAGAAGCTTTATTTTCTCTACTTAGTTCTTTTTTAGCTTGTTCATATGCTTCTCCAAAATCTTTTTTTTCATAGTCCATTATCTCTATAATTTTTTCTTTAAGTCTTGCTATTTCAGGATCCTGGGAGCCTGAGTTATAATTTACTCTGCCACCAGCTGCATATTTATTCAATTCATCTTCATACTCTTCTATTTTTCTAGTTATCATTTCTCCTTTTTCACCAAACAATGGTTTAACAATTTCTAAATACTCATCTACATCTAGCTCGCCATTCTCATATGCTTTTCTTGAAAACATACCAACCATTTCAGTATAAAATTTTGGAGCCAAAGTATTAACCGCTGCTTCTGTATTAAGCATGTCTAACATTGGTTTATACTTTTTAGGTTTTTTCTTTGGAATCTCAGCCATTACAGTATACCTGCAATACCGCCTTTAGCTCGTTTTGCTTTTTCTTTTTTTGCTTTATCAATCATTTTTCTAAGATCTTCCATACCCATTGTTCTTTGAGAGGGTGGATAATCTTCTGGATAATATTTTCTAAGCATTTGTTCTTCTTTGATTCTGTAGTATTCATCTTCAGCATCTTCATCAACTACATCATAAACATTTAAATCTTTTATATTTTTCTTTTTAGTTCCGTCTTTGTAGTTACTTCTCATGTAACCACCACCCATTGCTTGCTCTCTATCTTCAGCAGCCTCAGCAGCTTCTTGCATTAATTCTATTTTCTTCATCATCTCAAACTCTTCTTCTGGAGTTTCAGACGCCATTTTAATAGATGGAGCTGGAGCTCTTTTAATTTTTGAAAAGTATTCTCTCATGTAATCACTTAAAGTTCCTTCATAGCCTTTTGATTTTTCTATTTCATAAGCTTTGATAACTGAACCTAATTCTAAATCAAACTCTTCTTCAGGAGTTTCACTTGCAATCATATAGTCTCTCATTAAAGATCTAAGACCACCTTGATCTTCATAGTCTTCACCATCATCTAAAATAAGATCCTCGCCTAACTCAACAGCGTTCATCTGTTCTTTTAATCTTTGTTTTAACTCTTCGTCGTTTATTGCCATAATTTCTAATAATACACTTTTTGTGTTTGCTGTAAAGGTTCATCTTCATAATCTTCAGGATGTTCAATTAATCCACCTTGTCTAAATCTCATTACCGCCTGGGTCATAGAATCCACTAAATCATCGTGGTCTCCATATGGAAATGCAGCGCATTCTTCTATTACTTCTTGAGCAAACTCCATATCAACAGGTGCGTATATTTTACCTGATTCAAATAAAGGTGACACTGAGTTAACCCTTGTGTGTTTATCATTACCTCTCGATGGTGTAAAATTGATGACAGGAATTCCTGCTTTTCTTAATTCATAAGTAAGTGGGAGCCCTGAGGCTTTGCTTTCTATAATCACTGTTTCCGGATTCCAGTAGCCGTACTGATCTAATGCAATACGCCTTAGTTCTGGAAACTCGTATCTTCCCTTCAATGCATCCAGCAACAGGAGACAGGGACCACTATCTTCTGTTGGATGAAATACTCCCCAAGTGGTAATAGCACTATAGTCGGCTGTTTGTTTTTTCATAAAAGCAGTATCATAAGATTGTATAACATGTTCTAGAGGCGGTAATTCTTTCTCCCAATTTTGCCACCATTCACGTTTAATTAATGCACCTTCATCTCCAGTTGGATTCTGCATGTATTGTGCATTCCATTTTGATAATGGAATTGAAGCTTTAACTGCTTCTAAATCTTTTATGTTCCAATATTCCGGCCACAGGGGTTTATCATTAGGCATGATAGCGGGAAACTCAATTAATTCCCATTGATCTGCCTTAGCTTCTTTTTGCGCTTTAATTAATCTTCCTGTTAAATCTTTTTCATTCCATCTTGTCATTACAATAATAATTGTTCCACCAGGTTGAAGACGTTGACGTGGACCAGAAGTATACCACTCATAAGTTCTCTCCAAAGCTTGTGCATTCATTGCATCTTGTTCAGTGTGTGGGTCATCAATAATTAGAAGATCAGCACCACGACCAGTAATAGCAGAACCAACACCAGCAGCATAATATTCACCACCTTGTTGTGTTTCCCATTTACCAGCAGCCTGACTATCTTCTTTTAATCTTGTTTCAAACACTTCTTTGTACTCAGGTGTATCCATCAAAGCTTTTGCTTTACGTCCGAACCTTACAGATAATTCAGTTGTGTTAGTTGATTGAATAATTTTTAATTTAGGATTACGACCTACCATCCACGCAGGTAATAAGTAAGATGCAAATTCAGATTTAGTATGTCTAGGTGCCATATTAATTATAACACGTTTTGTTTTACCTTGAGCTATTTGATTAAATTTATCAGCAACTTGTTTATGATGTTTACCTTCTACAAAATCTGGCCATACATGTTTAACAAAAGACATAAAGTCATTTTTAATACTAGCTTGTTTTTTCTTATCTTTCCATTTAGCCATATATAAAGCTAATTGTCTTTTTACATCAGGTGGTAATTTCTCAAACTTTTTTAACTTATCTATATCCATAAAAGTGCATTCCAAAAAATTTTCCAAAAAATTTTTTCATATGTGTTTTGGGAACCAAAAAGTAATTTACGGCTAAGTAAATCCAAACTCTTGTATAATACGTAAGTATTAGGATCCCTTTTTTAGTATGTGTATATCTTAAAAATATAAAAAGTTCAAATTTTCAAATTGATCTGGTACCACTATCGAGCGAGCGAAGCGAGCGAGTAGCCCGGAGGCCGCAGGCCGACGGTACGGTTCCGGCGCCGCAGGCGCCTGCGACATTTTGTCGCAGGCTGTTTATTAACAGAAGGAATTCTAATCTATTGTGTCAGAATTTTCATCACTCCCACAATTAATGCACCTTTTATTTTCATAGTCATGCCATTCATCATACTTAGTATCTTCACCGCACTCACTGCATTGGCTTGTTATATCATTCATGTTTCTTTCTCCTTGTTAATAATAGTATCTTAACACACTGGCGCAACTTGCGCCAGTGTACATATTGTCGCAGTCTAATTCATTGTTGAACTAGGCAGCGCCTTAACTTCCTGGTGCCAGCTCAAACCATTCTTAGACAAGTTTTGATCTAGTTTTGCGACTAGATTGTCTGGGCTTCCTGCTTCCATAATTGCTTTTTCAGAAGCTCGTTTGTTTGCTCTTATTGTTTCGAGCAATGCGCCCTCGGGTGTTTTTGCAATTTGAGCTCTTGCTGCTTCGGTGGCCCAATCTCGAACCTGCTCCCAACAATCCTCGGGGGTTATTTTATTTGAATGATACCCGCTAATATCAAAATTTTTTTCTTCAAACTTATAATTGACACTAGATTTTTTGGCTACCTTGGATGTTCTAAAGAACCTTGCAGCTTTACTCATTTTACTTTTTACATTTTCGATAGCTTGTTGCAGCTCTTCAATTATTGGTGTTGCTCCAATCTCATCTGCTAGATTTTTTTCTGCTATCTCAACTGCATCCGCCTCGATCGATTTTAATTTTAATTCGGCGGCGTCAATTAGTGGATCATACTGACGGTCTAATTCTTTTTTAAACCAATCTCGCTGCCACTTTTGCATTATTGCTTTTGCCATTTTTACTCCTTTGTTGTTTTCTTAATACTATCAAAAACACATGTGTTGTTGAAGATGACATAGTGTCGCATCTGCCTGCGACATATTGTCGCAGTGACACTTTGGTTCTTGACACCAGATCCCGGCTCCAGGGTGCGTCAATCTGTCCGAAAATAATTATTGATATAATTGGGATTGTCCTATATTATGTTTTTATGTTTGGTTATTTATAAAACAATAAAATAGCCCTGGAGTCTTTGGTTGTTTACCTCGTCAAAAACAAAACAACAACGGGACCTGCACCGGCAAAAGCAGGTAGGATTAGATCAGTTAAGAAAAAGCTGGCGCCTCCGTCCATGGAGAGAGGATCGCGCGCGAAACCTTGACTGGTCCTGATCCCTGGTCT